TTAATTCGTTTTTAATGTCAAAAGGAACAGGCAACGGAGTAAGATGGATTCCTGTTAACGCTGCGTCGTTTGATGCAGTAACTTCTGTAACCACAGGCGAACCAAGTGGTTCTGACTCAGTTATAAATATAGTTAGTTTAACACAAGCGGAATATGATGCTGGAACACCAGTAGCAACCACTTTATATATAATAACTTAAAATGGCTATTTCATTAGGAAGCGGAAGTATAAGTGCTTTAAAACTAGGTTCAACTGCAGTAACCAAAGCATACCTGGGAAGTACTCAGGTTTTTCCTGTAGCTTCAGGAGTTGCTTCAGGCAGTATTACGGCTGGGCAAGTTCGTACACAGAACGGAACTTTTGCTTGTACTCAATTTTCAACATCAGGAAGTGGAACAGGTGCAACTTTTAATATAACATTTGTTGACAAAACACCCACTGCTATTTCATCAATTACTAATGGAGGAAGTGGTTATGCAGTTAATGACACAATAGATTTACAAGTTGGATCATTACCTGGTTCGTTTCAAAACCCAAGAGTTGAAATAACAGTTAACAGTTTAGGATAAATAAATATGGCAAAAAAAGGTAGAACAAAAGGAAATAAGATTTGTCCAGCAGGAATAGCATGGGCAAAGAGAACATTTGATAAGTATCCATCTGCATACGCAAACATGGCTGCTAGTAAATATTGTAAAGACCCCAACTATGGAAAGGGTAAAAATAAAAAATAAAAACAAAAGTTATGGCAAAATACGGTAAAAAAATAAAAGCAAAGTCAAAAGTAAAGACTAAAGTAATGTACAAAAAGAAAAAATAATGGGTGAGTTAGCTAAATGGAGGAATGAAAAGTGGGTTCGTATAGGAACGGATGGATCTATAAAAGGTGCATGCGGTACTAGCAAAAACAAAAAAAATCCTGATAGGTGTCTTCCTTTAGCAAAGGCTAAAGCATTAAGTAAAAGACAACGAGCTAAAACCGCTAGAAAAAAGAAAGCATCAGGTGGAAAGAAACAATTTGTTTCAAATACGAAGGCGGCAAAAGTAACTAAAAAATATACTAAGTAATGGCAGATAAAAGTAAGATGGCTTGCAATAAGCCTAAAAGTTCTGATAGAGCAGGTAAAAAGAAAATGGTAAAAGCCTGTGAAGGCGGTAAGGAAAAGCTTATTCACTTTGGAGCTAAAGGATATGGTCATAATTATTCTGCAGCTGCACGTAAAAGTTTTAAAGCTAGACATAAATGTGGAACTGCTAAATCTAAATTAACAGCTAGATATTGGGCATGTAAAAATTTATGGGCAGGAAAAGGAGGCTCAACTAAATCTTCTCCCAAAAGTAGACAAGGAAAATATTAGTATATTTGTAAAATATAAAAATCAATAATTATGGCACAAGGATATAATGCTCGATTAGATGAATCAATCGGTGCAAGAAACGGAAAAAAATCTCAATCTTTAAAAGATCGTAGAGATGAGTCAAAAGCAATGTCTAAAAAAGATTACGGACATTCTTATGGAGCAGATAGTGGAATGTCTTACAGACATCACCACAAAGAATGTGTTCACTATGTGAAAAAACATTTAAGCGGTTTAATAAAAAAATAAATGGGTAGACTATTAGTAAAGCTAGGTCTCTGGATGCAAGGCCTCTGGTGTAAGTTTCAATGTGGGTGGAATTGGTTAATAGGCAAACTAATGTTTAAGGTTGCTTTATGCCCTCATAAACTATGTACTTGTAAAAAATAAATAAAATGAAATCAAAAGGATTAGGAGATACAATAGAGAAAGTAACTACAGCAACAGGAATAAAAGCAGTTGTTGACACAGTAAGCAAAGTAACAGGAAGAGATTGCGGTTGCTCAAAAAGAAAAGATAGTTTAAACAGAATATTCCCTTATAATAAATAAAAAATGGCTTATCAAAAATTACAAGCAAATAGAGCGGCAGCGGTAACACCAAGTGACACTGCTGATATACCATCTGTAAATGGAGCAACAGGAACTAATAACGGATGCTCTTTATATATAGGTTCAGCAGGAGCAGTAAAATTAAAAACAGTAGGTGGAGATGTTTTAACATTTGTAGGATGTTATGCAGGACAGTTTCTACCAATTAATGTTTTACAGGTTTTTAATACTGGTACAACTGCAAGTGATATTGTTGCATTATGGTAAAAGAAAATTACACACAGACTAATAGTGCTTTAATGGATATTGAAGTTACTTACGAAATTATTAAACAATAATGAACACACAGGATTTGAAAATTTACGCATTTAACTTTTTGAGCCTAGCTGTCTCATTTTCTCAAGTTGAGATGGCTTTAAAACTAATTTTATTAATAGCTTCTATAATATATACGGCTCAAAGAATATGGATTAGTTATAATGAAAGAAGAAAAACTAACAAATAATTTTAATAAATCTGAATTTGAATGTAAATGTGGTTGTGAAATGCCTCAAGATGTTTTGTTTGAAATACAAAAACTTGCAGCTCAGTTACAAACAATAAGAGATTTTATAAGAAAACCTATAAAACTTACTAATGCATATAGGTGTGCTAAGCACAATAAAGCAGTTGGTGGAGTTTCCAATTCACAACATATTTTAGGAAAAGCTGCTGATATTCAAGTTACAGACATTCCTCCTTCTGAAATCTATAAAACTATAGATAATTTAACTGAGCATGGACATATACTTCAAGGAGGTCTCGGTAAGTACAATACATTTACACATTACGATATAAGAAAAACAAGATCTCGTTGGGATAAAACAATAGAATAGTTATGAGCGATAATCCTAAATTAAGAAAAAACGGAGGAGAAGGTACTTTTGTTGGTAATTTATTACGAACAATAGCAGGAGTAAGTCCTGAGATATTAAATATATTAGGTACAGTAACAGGTGTAGAAGGTTTAAATAAACTAGGAGATGCTATACGTGGTAATTCTAGTATTTCACAAACAGATAAAGATTTACTTCTTAAAGAGTTAGAAAAAGATATTGTAGTAGAACAAGAAATATCTAAACGTGAAATAGAAATAAGCAAACGTTGGGAGTACGATATGAAGTTTGGAAGCAGACTAACAAGAAACATAAGACCTTTAGTTGTTGCTAATTTTACTATTCTTATAGATATTGTTATTATAACTTCTCAATGGGGCATGCCCTTGGGAGAGGCATATTTGCCCTTATTAACTACTATGGGAATTACTGCAATCGGAGGGTATTTTACCTTAAGAGAGTACGGTAAAACCAAACAATAATATTTATTTTTTTTTACTACCTTTGCATATAACTTTAATTATAATAAAATGAAATCAGTTACAAAAAAAGAATTAGATCGTTTACAAGAATTAAACACTAAATTCGGAGGTTTAAAAAACCAACTAGGAGATTTAGCATTACAAAAAGATGTAGTGCTTAAAGAAATAAATACTGTAAGAACAGACTTTACTTCTTTAGAAAAAAAACTTATTAAAAAATACGGAGAAGATTCCGTTATAAATCTCCAGACTGGAGAGATAAAAGAAAAAGAATAGAAGATGGCAAAAATTAGCAATACTTTAGCTTACCCCAATCAAAATCCAATTAATCCAGAGGATTATTTAATTGGAACAGATGGATTATCAAGTCCGATTGAGTTACAAACTAAAACGTTTACCATAGCTGGTCTTGCTGATTATATATTAAATATTGTTACTCCTCCTGCTTCATCAGAAACATTTATTGTAAATGGGATGTTTAAAGCAATAGGAAGTAATACAGGTGGTGGAGTTGGTCCTGAATTTTCAAAAGATTTTTTAGAATGGACATCTGCCGTTGCACCTAGTACACAAGTTCCTTTATGGAGAGTTCCTGTAACTCTAAAATTAAAATTAGTTACATGGGCTTGGGTTTCGGATACTGTTATGAGTATTGCACCAGGAGATACAATGACTGTATCTATAGGTGAAGTTGCTAATAATGCTATTTCTAATTATGCTAACTATTCTAAAAAAGAAGATTTATTTGTTATATCTGATCTTTATGATAAATCATATCCAAGAGGGGAAGTTGATGTTTCTGATTTAAATATTGTTTTAAACGCATTTCAAAATATTGGTGTAGTATGTGAAGGCAGTTTAAATTCAACAATATCTCCAACAGATGGAGATATGGAATTATCATTCTATTTTGAAAAAACAAACTCTATAGCGCCTATACTTCCTGTAACAGTAACTTTAAATCCTTTTAATAATAACATTATAGATAATACCGCAGGCGCACCAAACTATACTTTGGCAGGTAATCAGTTAAATGACATTAAACAAGGACAACCAGGAGTTAGCTATCAGTTTATAACAAACGGACTAGCTAATACAGGATATCAGTTTAAAGCATCCGCTCCTTTTACTGCGACTAATCCAGGAGGAATATTTACAGTAGATGGAACTGAAACTCAGACATTAACAGGTGAGATAGAGTTAGTACCAATTGTTCCTAACCCCCCAGAATGGACATCTACAAACCCTGTAGATGCAGGAACATATCCTAATTTGCAACCAAACGACACTTGGACATATAACTGGACAACAAGTGATGATAATACACCATGTGCAGATTTAGATTATGTTATTACAGTAGATGGGGTAGAGATATTCCCTGCTGCAGGAGCTAGTTGGTTAGTTTTTACAGATAATGATGATTGCACAGGAACGCTAACAGGAACATATCCTGGAGGAAATATTAATGTAGTGATGACAGTAACAGATAATGATGGATTATCAGCAACTCAAGATTTTACAATATCAGGATTAACAGTAACAGGAGATACTTACTTTACTTTTTGGCAAGATACTAGTGGTTCTTTTAATGCCTCCATTATAGAAATGGCTAAAATGACAAGTGTTCCTGAAATTTATGTAGATATGAATAAAGGATGGAACCTGGGGGATAGTTTAATAGAAATGTCAAGTTCAATATTCACACAAACAGGTTATGTAACTAATCCCAACGGACTAACAGCTCAAACATCCATGCTTGTTGAACCTGGGATGCTTATTGAAGGAACTGGTATTCCTGCTAATACATTCGTAGGAACAATAAATTACGTTGCCTTTCAATTAGACGTTACTTTAGTTGATGCTAATGGGGCAACTGTTGTCACAACTTCAGGTGATGGAGGAAATTCAGTTTGTAAATTTACACGAACAGACGCTCAGAAATCTGTAGATTATTTGAATACAACTAATTTAAGAAACTTACTTCAAGATTTCTATGCAACAGGAGCAACGGAAGGAAGTGGTAATACAGATAGAGCTACTAACGGTAGTGATGAGTATGATACTCATATACTTTGGGGGATGAGTGCTGAAGAAAGACAACTAGGAATGCTTGCTAACAAAGGTTTTGGTCAAGGAACAGGACCTGGAGGAATATTTGAAAACGCAGATAATGTAGTAATCTTTGGATTTGGAGATGAATCTGGAGGTAACCAATTTGTATCTGACAATTATCAAATGTCCTCTAACGACACTGATGCTGATTCATGGAAAAACAGAAATAATGCTACGAATCAATCGATAATTGATGATATAACTCTTGTAAGGAATTTTATTGGAGATGCTACATTTACATATAGGTCTCAATTTTTCTGTGCTGTACCGAATACTATAGGAGCACCTCTTGTTGATTTACTTGGACCTAATTCTTTAGTTCCAGCAGCGAATATTAGCAATCCTCCAGTTAGTGATAGTTACCCTGCAGGAACTCAAGGTTTTCCTGCTAGTATACCTGCTACTGCTTATTCTAATGTAACAATGTTAGATGATTACACAACGAGCACTCCTCAATTAATGAGATGGAGTAACGAGTTGACCGTGCCAAATGGAAGTGCAGCTATACAACAATTTTGGTACGACCAAATAGAAGCTTCATTACAAGATATGGGCTTTAATGTATAATTAAATTAAATAAATAATGGATATAAGAAAAATATCTGTCGGTGCAGATTATAAGTCTAGTGCTATGCACTACATAGTAAATCAAGAGATTTTTAATGGAAGTTATCGTATTCATTTAATAAAGCATATAAACGAAAGCAACTCTATAAAAGTTTGGATTGAAAACAAACAAGGAGAAATATTTCTTTGGAAAGAATTTAATTCTAATATGCCTATATCAATTGAATATAATATAAATTTTGAATGAAATCACCTTTTTATTTCATTGTAAAACCATGCAATGACAAAAGGTATGATAACACAAAAAAAATTGGAAATGTTGATTTTATAACAAGCACATCCAAAGAAGATCATACCGCATCAAATAGATACGCAGAAGTTGTATCAGTTCCTATAAACTACAAAGGAGAAATATCTTCTGGAGATATACTTTTAGTTCATCATAATGTTTTTAAATATTATAATGACATGAAAGGAAAAGAAAGAAGTGGTAAGAGTTTTTTTAAAGACGATTTGTTTTTTATAGACTTTGACCAATTTTATATGTATAAACACAACAACAAATGGTTATGTCATTCAAAGTATTGTATGGTAAAGCCTATACCTAAAGAACAAAAGTACTTAAAGACTCATCAAGATGAAGAGCCATTAGTAGGTATAATTAAATATTCAAATAAAATTCTTACAGAAAAAGGTATTGTTGAAGGAACTAAAGTTTCGTTTCAACCAGATAGTGAATATGAATTTACTGTAGAAGATGAAAAACTTTACAGAATGTTTGATAAAAACATAACATTAGTATTATGAATAATACTGAATTAAAATTAGAAATAATAAAAGCAGGTAAAAAAGCTGTAAAAGAACTTATAAAAGTTGCTAATGAAGGTATACTAAAAAAAGACCTAGATGGATTAGCTCCTGATATAGCAGCAGACAGATTAAAAAATGCAGCGGCATCTAAGAAGCTTGCAATATTTGATGCTTTTGAAATCTTAACAAAGATTGAAGAAGAAAATAATATGATAGACATTAATAAAAAAGAAAGTAAAGCATCTTCATTTAAAGGATTTGCTGAAGGTAGATCAAAATAATGTACGAACAAACTTTATATAAAATACTAGATGATATTATACCTGAAAAGGAATTAAAGTCTAATAATAAAAAAAAGGCTTGGGTATACGGATATAATAAAGAATATGATATTGTTGTTATATCAAAAGATGGTACAATTGGTGAGGTTTATGAAATACAAAATTTAAAGATTGCATTACCAAAACAAAAAAATGTTTATCGTTTTAATAAAAATCATTGGGGTCAAATAGAATATCCTAAAGAACTAAGTAAAATAAAAAGTGTTTTTGATTGGGATAAATATCCAGATAATTTTAAGGAAAAGTGGTATGACTATATTGACAAAGAGTTTGAAAGAAGGGAAGAAGGTTTTTGGTTTAATAACAAAAACAATCCTACTTACATTACTGGTTCTCATTACATGTACTTGCGGTGGACAAAAATTGATGTTGGGCAGCCAAACTTTAGGGAATCAAATAGATTATTCTTTATATTCTGGGAAGCTTGCAAAGCAGACTCAAGAAGCTATGGAATGTGTTACCTTAAAAATAGACGATCAGGATTTAGTTTTATGTCATCATCAGAATTGGTTCATCTTGCAACCACATCAAAAGATTCACGTTATGGAATTTTATCCAAAACAGGTTCTGATGCAAAAAAAATGTTTACAGACAAAGTTGTTCCCATATCGCTCAATTATCCGTTTTTCTTCAAACCTATTCAAGATGGAATGGATAGGCCAAAAACGGAGCTTGCGTATAGAGTTCCTGCGTCAAAACTTACAAGAAAAAAACTTGATGCAAATGAATCTATTAAAGAGCTTGAAGGATTAGATACTACTATTGATTGGAAAAATACAGGAGATAACTCTTATGATGGAGAAAAGTTAAAATTACTAGCTCATGATGAAAGTGGTAAATGGGAAAGACCAGACAATATACTTAATAATTGGAGAGTAACAAAAACTTGTCTTAGATTAGGAAGTAGAGTTATAGGAAAATGTATGATGGGAAGTACATCTAATTCTATTGAAAAAGGTGGTGGTAATTTTAAAAAATTATACTCAGATTCTAACGTAAAAAAAAGAAATAGAAATGGACAAACTAAATCAGGTTTATATTCATTGTTTATACCTATGGAATGGAATTATGAGGGTTTTATTGATATTTATGGTCATCCTGTATTTGATGTTCCAGAAAAAGAAATAGAAGGTCCATTTGGAGATATTATAGACCAAGGTGTTATAGAGCATTGGACTAACGAGGTAGATGGATTGAAGTCAGATCCTGATGGATTAAACGAATACTATAGACAATTTCCTAGAACAGAGTCTCATGCATTTAGAGATGAAAGTAAACAATCATTATTTAATCTTCAAAAATTATATCAACAAATAGATTACAATGATTCTTTAATAAAAGATAGAGTTGTCACAAGAGGTTCTTTTAGTTGGAATAATGGAATAAAAGATACTACAGTTATTTTTACTCCTAATAATTCAGGAAGATTTTATGTTTCTTGGACTCCTAATAAAAATTTACAAAACAATTATTACTTTAAGAATGGAATTAAATATCCTGGAAATGACCACATGGGAGCTTTTGGATGTGATAGTTACGATATTAGTGGTACTGTTGGTGGCGGTGGAAGTAACGGTGCTTTACATGGAATGACTAAGTTTCACATGGATGAAGGTCCTACAAACCATTTTTTTTTAGAATATATAGCAAGACCTCAAACAGCAGAGATATTTTTTGAAGATGTATTAATGGCTTGTGTGTTTTATGGAATGCCAATATTAATAGAAAATAATAAACCTAGATTATTATATCATTTTAAGAATAGAGGATATAGAGGGTATAGTATGAATAGGCCTGATAGACAGTATAATAAACTATCCAAAACAGAAAAAGAATTAGGAGGAATGCCTAATAGTTCTGAAGACATTAAACAAGCTCATGCAGCTGCTATAGAATCTTACATTGAAAAACATGTAGGATTTGATTTATCTGGAGCTTTTAGAGCTGAAGATGAAATAGGTTCTATGTATTTTACAAGAACATTAACAGATTGGGCAAGATTTAATATTAATAACAGAACAAAGTTTGATGCTTCTATTAGTTCAGGTTTAGCTATAATGGCTACACAAAAAAACCTGTATCAGCCCATTAAAAAGAAATCAAAAATAAAACTTAACTTTGCAAGATATGACAATAAGGGAAGTTATAGCCAAATTATACAATAAATGGAGGATGTAAAAATTTCATTAAACCCAACAGGATTTCCTAGTCAATTTGTTTCTGACTCAGAAAAAAAATCTTATGAGTTCGGTTTACAAATAGGCCAGGCTATTCAATACGAATGGTTTAGAAAAGATGGTCGTCAAAGTAGATTTTATAGTCAATGGGCAGAGTTTCATAGATTACGATTGTATGCTCGTGGAGAACAATCTGTACAAAAATATAAAAATGAATTAGCTATTGATGGAGATTTAAGTTATTTAAATCTGGACTGGACTCCTGTTCCTATTATTCCAAAATTTGTAGATATAGTAGTCAATGGAATGGCTGATAGAATATTTAAAGTAAATGCTTATGCTCAGGATAGCATGTCTTTAGATAAAAGAAGTGAATATCAAAAACAACTTCAAAAAGATATGTTAGCTAAGCCTGTAATGAAACAGGTTCAACAAGATTTAGGAATAAATACTTTTGCTACATCAGAAGAAGATGTGCCTAATAGTTCTGAAGAACTAGCTTTGCACATGCAACTTAAATATAAGCCTTCAATAGAAATAGCTGAAGAAGAAGCTATAAATACAGTTTTATCTGAAAATAGATATTATGAAATACAAAAGCAATTGTATTATGACCAGACAATATTGGGAGTTTCAATGTGTAAAAACACCTTTAAGCCAGGTTCAGGTATTTCTATAGAATATGTAGACCCTGCTAATGTAGTATATAGTTATACTGAAGATCCTCATTTTGATGATTGTTTTTACTGGGGAGAAATTAAAACAATTCCTATTGTAGAGTTAAAAAAAATAGATACTAGTTTGACTAGACAAGATATGGATGAAATATCTAAATATAGTCAAAGTTGGTATAATTACAATAATACTGCTCAATATTATAACAATAGTTTATTTAGTAGAGATAGTGCTACAGTTTTATTTTTTAATTATAAGACTACAAATACTTTTACTTATAAGAAAAAAGTAAATGCCTCTGGAGCTGAAAAAGTTATTGAAAAAGAAGATACTTTTAATCCTACTTCAGAAATGCAAGAAGAAGGTAATTTTAAAAAAGTTTCTAAAACAATAGATGTATGGTATGAGGGGGTTATGGTTATGGGTACTAATATTCTTCTAAAATGGGAAATGTCTGAAAATATGGCTAGACCTCAATCTGCATCTCAAGAAGTTTATCCTGAATATGTAGCTTGTGCGCCTAGAATGTATAAAGGTGTTTTTGAATCATTAGTTAGACGTATGATTACGTTTGCAGATTTAATACAAATTACTCATTTAAAATTACAACAAGTAATATCTAGAGTAGTTCCTGATGGTGTATTTATAGATGCAGATGGATTAAATGAAGTAGACTTAGGAACAGGGCAGGCATATAATCCTGAAGATGCATTAAGAATGTTTTTTCAAACAGGTTCTGTTATTGGTAGAAGCTATACACAGGATGGAGATTTTAACCAAGCTAAAGTACCAATACAACAATTAAACAGTAATTCAGGACAAGGTAAAATAAATAGCTTAATAGGTTCATATAATCATTATATGCAAATGCTAAGAGATGTTACAGGCCTCAATGAAGCTAGAGATGGATCAACACCAGATTCTTATTCATTAGTTGGATTGCAAAAATTAGCTGCTTTAAGTAGTAATACTGCAACCAGACATATTTTAGATGCAGGTTTACAAATAAGCCAAAGGCTATGTACTGCTTTATCTAGTAGAATTGCTGATTTATTAGAGTATTCAGAATTTAAAGATGAATTAACTAATCAGATAGGAAGATTTAATGTTTCTATAATTGATGAAATTAGTAAATTATATTTAAGTGACTTTGGAATATTTATAGAAATAGAACCTGACGAAGAAGAAAGAAAAATGCTAGAACAAAATATTCAAATGGCATTACAAAGAGATTCTATAAATTTAGAAGATGCTATTGATATAAGAGAAATAAGAAATTTAAAGTTAGCTAATCAAATACTTAAGTTAAAAAGAATAGGTAAACAAGATAGAGAGCAAAAAGAAAAAGCTGCTGCTGCACAGCAACAAGCTCAGATTAATGCTCAGTCTCAACAGATGGCAGCTCAATCAAAAATGCAACAATTCCAAATGGAAAATCAAGCTGCTGTACAATTAGAGCAAGCTAAAAGTCAGTTTGCAGTTCAAAAAATGCAAGGTGAAGCTGCGATAAAAGCAGAGCTTATGAATCTTGAGTTTTCACTTCAAATGAAATTAAAAGGAGTAGATATAGATTTAAAAAAGATGGAGCAGGAAGGTTTGCAAAAACGAGAAACTGAAAGAGAAAATGCTAAATCAAATAGAATATCTCAAGCTAATACAGAGCAATCAAAACTTATAGAGCAAAGAAAAAATAATCTACCTTCAGTTAGTTTTGAATCAAATGAAGATAGTTTAGATGGATTTGACTTAGCAGAATTTGAGCCTAGATAGCCTTAAAAATCAATTATAATTATATATTAACTTTGTAAAAATTAAATTAAATGGAAATTAAAGTAAAATCATTAGATTCTGTTCCAGAAAAATCTGTGCAGGAAGTAGAAGAAACTCTACTTAAAAAACACGAAGAAGAATTGAATGATAAATCTGACGATGTTGTTGAAGAGCAGCCTGTAGAAAATTTATCAGAACAAGTTGAAGTTGAAAGTCCAACTATAAAAGACGAAGACGTTCTTTCATATATTAAAAATAGATATAATAAAGATATATCTTCAGTTGATGATTTGTTTGCTGAAAGAGAGCAATCAGAAAGTTTACCAGAGGATGTATCAAAATATTTAGATTATAAAAAAAACACAGGGCGTGGATTTGAAGATTTCGTAAAAATAAACAAAAATTACGATGACTTAAATGAAGACCAGGTGTTATCAGAGTATTATTCTTTAACAGAATCAGATTTAGATAATGAAGATATTCGTTATTTAATGGACGAAAAGTTTTCGTATGATGAAGAAATTGATGACGAAAATGAAATAAAGAAAAAGAATATTGCTAAAAAAAGAGAACTTTCAAAAGCTAAAAAGTATCTTAATGATGTAAAAGAACAATACAAAATTCCTCTTGAGTCAAGTGGGAGTTCGTTGTCTGAAGATCAACAAAAAGATATTGAAGCTTATAGAAGTTATATAGAAGAATCTAAATCTACTTTAGAGGCTCACGAAAGAAAAAATAAATTTTTCTTAAAGAAAACAAATGAAGTTTTTAATCCTGAATTCAAAGGTTTTGAGTTCAATGTAGGAGATAAAACCGTTAAGTATTCTTACGGTGATGTTAATGAAATGAAATCTAAGCAAAGTGATTTAAACAATTTAGTCAAAAAATATGTTGACGACGATGGTTTGATTTCAAATGCTAAAGGGTGGCATACAGCATTAAGTGCTGCTATGGATCCTCAAAGATTTGCTAATTATTTTTATGAGCAAGGTAAAGCTGATGCTATAGAAGATGTTACTAAAAAAAGTAAAAACATTAATATGAGCATGAGACAAACTCCTCAAGCAATTGGCGACACTGGATTTAAAGCTAGACCAGTTTCAGATACAAGTGGAAAAGGATTAAAAATTAGAAGTAAAAAAAATAGTTAAGAATTAAAAACAAAAATTATGGCAGTAGATGCAGTACCTGGGTTTGACTTACAACCAAGTTCAGAACAGGTTTTATTACAGACAAATTATATTACTAACTTCGATTTCTTAAATCAGTATTTACCAGATACTTACGAAAAAGAATTCGAACGTTATGGAAACAGAACAGTAGCTTCATTCTTACGAATGGTTGGTGCTGAAATGCCTTCTAACTCTGACCTTATCAAATGGGCTGAGCAAGGAAGATTACACACGAAGTATACAAATGTTACTTCTCAAGCAGCGGCAGCTCAAGACATTGCAACTTTAGATATTAATGATGCTTTAGTTCCTGGAACAGGAGATATCGCATTAAGAGTTGGTCAAACAGTTATGCTTTCTGATAGCTCTATAAATTCAACAAATAGTAACAAAGCAATAATTACAGCAGTAGATACTGCAAATGCTACTATTGATGTTGCATATTATGAAGCAGGTGGTCAAACAATGGCTGCAAATGTTCAGTGTTCATTATTTATCTATGGTTCTGAGTTCCAAAAAGGAACTAACGGAATGCAAGGTCAATTAGAAGCTGACGATCAGATATTTTCTAATTCACCAATTATCATAAAAGACCATTACGCAGTAAGCGGTTCTGATATGGCTCAAATTGGATGGATTGAAGTAACTACTGAAAACGGTGCAACTGGATTCTTGTGGTATCTAAAATCAGAACACGAAACTCGTTTACGTTTTGAGGATTATTTAGAGACAGCAATGGTTGAGGCAGTACCAGCTGAAGCACTCAGTGGTGTAGCAGCAATTGCAGCAGGAGTTGCAAGTGGAGTAGGTAACAAAGGTTCTGAAGGACTTTTTTACGTAGTTGAGCAAAGAGGAAATGTATGGAGTGGTGGAAACCCAACAGCTCTTACAGACTTTGACGACATTATTCAAAGATTAGACAAGCAAGGTTCTATTGAAGAAAATGTTATTTTCTTAAACAGACAGTTTGGATTTGATATTGATGATATGTTAGCTGCTCAAAACTCTTATGGTAACCCAGGAGGTACATCATACGGTCTTTTTGACAATGATGAAGAGATGGCTCTTAACTTAGGATTCTCAGGATTCCGTAGAGGTTATGACTTCTATAAGACAGACTGGAAATACTTAAACGACCCAACAATGCGTGGTGATATTGTAGGTGGTGCAATCAATGGAATTTTAGTTCCTGCAGGTTCTACTACTGTATATGACCAAGTATTAGGAAAGAACGCTAAGCGACCTTTCTTACATGTTCGTTATAGAGCTTCTGAAACAGAAGACAGACGTTACAAGACTTGGATTACAGGTTCAGCAGGTGGAGCAGCTACTTCTAGCTTAGATGCTATGGAAGTAAACTTCTTATCTGAAAGAGCTTTATGTACTTTAG